GTAAGAAGGAGTGTCTAGTTGAGCATCTTCCTTCTTTTCTTCAGTTTTGTTTTCTGGTTCTGGAGCAGGGTATGTCTCAGGTGTTAACCTTGTGACTGCTGCTCTCATAACCGAGCTTTGATGTGCCATTACTTAACAAGTTTAGTATATGTAACACCACGGTAAACGTAAGTTACTGTCATAGCTTCCTCCGATACCTAGCCCCCGTTCCATGACTAGATGACATGCGTCGCATAAGCGATGAACGGACGTCGGGGTTATGCTATTTGTGGTGCAGTAAGTGCTACGTTTGTAGACTCAGCTGATGCTAAGTCGAGTGGGAAGTTGTGAGCATTACGCTCGTGCATTACTTCAAAGCCAAGGTTGGCTCTGTTTAGTACATCAGCCCATGTTGGTACGATCTTGCCGTTAGCGTCAACGACGGACTGGTTAAAGTTAAAACCATTAAGGTTGAAAGCCATGGTGCAAATGCCCATCGAGGTGAGCCATATGCCAACCACGGGCCAAGTAGCCAAAAAGAAATGTAAGCTACGAGAATTATTAAAAGAGGCATATTGGAAAATGAGTCTACCAAAGTAGCCATGTGCAGCTACAATGTTATATGTTTCCTCGTCTTGACCAAACTTGTAACCATAGTTTTGTGAAACCTCTTCCGTGGTCTCCCGAAGGATTGAGGAAGTAACAAGGCTTCCGTGCATAGCACTAAACAAAGAACCACCAAACACGCCCGCAACTCCGAGCATATGAAAGGGGTGCATAAGGATGTTGTGTTCCGCTTGGAAGACAAACATGAAGTTGAATGTTCCACTGATACCTAAAGGCATACCATCAGAGAATGAACCCTGACCGAATGGGTAGACAAGAAAGACTGCAAGAGCTGCGGATAGTGGTGCTGTGTAAGCAACAAAGATCCAAGGTCTCATGCCAAGTCTGTATGATAGCTCCCATTGTCTGCCTGCATAAGCTGCTACACCTATGAGGAAATGAAAGACAACGAGTTGATATGGTCCGCCATTGTAGAGCCACTCGTCCATGGTTCCGGCTTCCCATATAGGATAAAAATGTAGTCCGATTGCGTTAGAGGAGGGGACGACTGCTCCTGATATAATATTGTTTCCGTATATTAACGAGCCAGAAACAGGCTCACGTATGCCGTCTATGTCTACAGGCGGTGCTGCGATGAAGGCGAGTATAAAACAAGTTGTTGCTGCTAATAAGCAAGGGATCATTAGCACACCAAACCAACCTACGTATAGGCGATTCTCTGTACTTGTAACCCATTGGCAAAATCTTTCCCAGTTGCTAGTGCTAGTACCTCTTGTTACAGAGATAGCTGACATTAGAATACTCCGGGTATGATTTGTCCTGTTGTTGCGTAGGCTCCTACAGCTGCTACGAAGCCGAGCATTGCTGCCCAACCATTAAATCTTTCTGCTTCTGGTGACATTAGTTTTCGTTGTGGTAATAATTGTATGGGTGGTTCGTTTGGGTAGATGTTTTCCCTACCATCAGTATCGGTGGTAATCATTTTTTCTTAGTTTTTTTCTTGTAAGGTTTTGCTGTTTTCGCTGCACGTTTAAAGTTAGCGGCGGTGGGAGCGCCCTTAGAACCCACCTTTCTCATCTTCTCACCAGAGCCAGCTTTGATACGCTTTCTCTTGGCGTGAATGTTTGCGTATAATCCTCGTTTAGCCATGTTAGCATTTCCATTTACGTAAGGCAAGAGCCTTGCGTGTAGGCTTGCCGTTTGGTTTTTTCATTGGTCCTTTAACACCCTTCATCCTAGCACAGAACGAGCGTTTACGTGGACCTCCTCCGGGCTGTGGAGCCTTGAGGTTAGAGCCAGTAGCTGCATTATACTTCTTTCTACCGGCGGCTGTCAGTCCCCCAGTACGGGACTTATGCTTGCCCATCTTGAGACTGACATTCTTTTTCTTAACTGCCATTATTTGTTATAGTGTAAGGTCTGAACAATAACTTCTCGTTGCTAACTTACCAGTTACAAAAGCATTGAATCCAATGCAGATGCGTGGAGTAGTTGTAAGATTGGGTGCAACATCATGATGCAACGAAGAGGGGAAAATGACAACTGTAGATGCAGAAACTGGTACTCTCCAAGAATGTGCATTAAAAATATTATAATCACTGTAATCATAATGAAACTTAAACGAGTCTCGAAAACCGGGATCTCCTTCAAAGTTTAATAGTGCATCTGGTGGGGTTTGTAAATAATAAACTCCAGAGAAGATACAATTCTGATGATTATGTGACTGATGCCATTGATCTTGACTCTTAATCGTTAACCAAGAGTTTGTAATTCTGAATGATTGTTCAATGTTTAGAACTTGATTAGTATAATAATGTAACTCGTTCTCACATAGTGCCTTGATATTATTTAGTTTAGGTAAATTTAAGACTTGTGTATTTAATGTGAGATCTACGATTTCACTATGTGCATGTTCCAGCCACATCGGTAACGATGATACATAATCAATCTCTTGTTGTGTTGGTTTATATCCAGTGTCGTTTACATATACAGGTGAGGAGAACAATGGTAGCACCATCGGTTCCGTCATTATGCTATCTGTAATTTAGATCTTTGTTTCTTTTGTTTCTCAACTAGAGGTACAGGTAGTCCATGTACGTCAGGGTTATACCCTCCCGCATCATAAAACTTTCCGCCCTGTTGCATGTAAGAGTTTCCCTGACCGTCTAGGAAGAAACCTTTTTCAGTAACATAATTCATGATTGATGAGTCAGCTTCATCTAAACTGGCTATCTTTAAATCATTCTTTTTGTTATTCTTTACAAAACCTTTTGTACTACCACCCATAGATTCGATAAAATTTTTAAAGTGTTTCATCTCAGCTTCTCTAATAGCCGGAATCCTGATGTGAGGAAAGTATCTAAAAGGTGGTGGAGAAAAATCTTTTGAAGTTATGTTTGCAATCTGCAAATCTTTACGTTTCGTTAACATTGTTGTTACTCCTCTTTCTCATTCTAGCTAGCCTGTCATCTCTTGATGGAATGGGAGATTTATAAGGCTCGTATGGGCTATTAGGTTTATCGGGTTTTTTGTAAGGAGGAAGCTCGCCGGGAGGATGTGCCATTATTTCTTCCTCTTATTTTTCATGATTGCAGCCGCAACTTTTGGTCTTTTTTTTGCTAGTGCGGCTAGTCCCTTTGACACTTTCTTAGGGGCTTTCTTTTTCTTGTCTCCGTAATGTCCGGGCATAGTTCTAAAATGATAAGTCTGATCTGTCGAGTTTTTCGATAACATCTTGCCTGTAGGCAGGGTCGTTATCATACCTTCTGTCACTCATAGCTGCTACTAATTCAGCTTGGCTACGAAAGACGTCACCTCTATTTGGTGCTGCTTTACCTGTAACCATTCTACCTTCTATTCCATTCGCTGCATCATACTGTGACTTCAGTCCCTTAACTGCAAAGTTAATAGCGTCTAAGCTACCAGTATTTATAATTTGGTCAAAGGCTTCGATAGACTTAGCGTCTAGATTCGCCCCTGCCCATTGTACCATGTTCTGATAAGCTGCTTCACCACCTGCTGCGTTCTTAACTTCGTTTATCTGTGCATCAGATATATCAGATACTTCAGATGGAGGTGCTGCCTGCCAGTCTGGACTCTTAGTTACCTCTAGATATGCGTTAACTAAGTCTTGACTAGACATACCAGAAAACTTTTGTAATGTTTCTGGTGTTAACTTGCCGTTGTTTTTATAGTACTCGTCTGATGCTGACGTAATTATATTAGCGTTGTCAGATAGTGTAGTAGGTTCTGGTTCGGCTTCTGGTTCTGGTTGAGCTTGCTCTGTGTTATCACCTAGCTTTGCTTCCAGTTCTTTGTATGCTTTCTCTAACTCTTCAGCTGATTTATATTTACCAGCTAGTAATCCTTCTTGTTCAGTTACTAACTTCTCACCAACAGCCAGAGAGTCCTGTTCCTCTTCGGTAAGGACTTCTGTTTCTGGTTGCTGATCTGTAACTGTAAATGTTTGTTCTTCTGCTGCCATTCTATTCTTGTGGTGGTACTGGTGCTCCAGTTATACCTTCAATAGCGGCTGATGCTTGCTCTGCCAACTGTGGATTCTTCTGTGGATCCATGAGTGGTGTGCCTGCAATCTGTCCTGTCTGGTCGACGAGTGACTTCTGTGCCTGCATTTGCATAAGCTTCTGCTGCTCTGCCTGTAGTTCTTCTGGAGTTCTAATTAGGTTGAGTACATCTATACCCTGTGCTGCTGCTAGTCTTTGTATAGCCTCAGATGGGTTAACAAACTTAACAAGAGCTTCTGGTCCTAGCGTCTGTGCTACGGTAGCCATGAATCTAGTTAAACTTTCGTTGTCTTGTCCTCTACCGAGTGAGTTAATACCGGCTACTATCTTAGGTCTAACGACATCTTTAGGTAGTCTTGGTATCTGGTTTGATCTCTGTAATATTAACAGAGTTCTGTTTAGGTAGGGTACTAAAAACTCTACCGTTAGTAAGCTGAACAGTCCGCCGAGGGATTGCTCTAGCTCTAGCTGAGTCAGGCGTACCTCTTCAGCGGTGACCCTTTCAGCGTTTCGCACGTTCATGACTAGGAACGCTTCTAGGATTCTTTTCTCTATTGACTGCGACATTTGTGCAGCTGTGGAGAAGTCAGCAGTCTTACCTACTTGTACAACTCCTACGTCTTCTGGTCTACCCTGTATGATAGCTCCGTTACCGGCTTTCGATAAGGTCTGCGGCTTTGTAGTTGATGAAGGTGACACAAGAAATATAACTTTACTTGCAACACTTGCACCCTCTACGAGAGCTTGGGACAATCCATTAAGACTACGTAAGTCTCCTATAAATTCCTCTACTCTACCACGTCCGTAGTCCTCTCCGTCTACTGTATTGAATCGAAGCACTAACCATGGTGAGGCGTTCTTCGGTGCTGTGCTTTGGCTACCATCTAGGATCATGTCGTCCACTTCTTGGTGCCATCTCCAACTACCACTACTCTCATCCATCTTAACACAGGTGTATACCTCAGCGTCGTCTTCATCTGGACCAAGGTCATTACTGTTCGGTCCCTGTTTCTCTGGAGGTTTTTCTATCCCCAGAACCTTTCTGCTAATTAGCTCTTTGGTAACTATTTCTATAACATTACCATTACCGTCTCTGTTTACAACATATCGTGAGAGAGGATAAGTCTTTAGACCATCCTTACCCATAAAGATAAGTGCGTTACCGCCAACGATCAGGTGTTTTAATGCTTGGTGTACTTGAACTCGATCATTAGATGCAGCTATGAAATCCATTATCAATCTCTCTATCTTTGAGAATGATAAGTCTAACTCTGTGCGTATCTGTGGGTCGAGTGTCTCTCCAAGCTTGTCGTCTCTTACTTGTAGCTTAAAAAAGCTAGTCTGTGGAGGTAGGGTAGCTAGCATAAGCTTTGCTGCCAATGTAACAACAGCTTTAGCACCGACTGATTGCCATGGTTGTAGCAGTTGTCGTTTGCCTTTAAAGTTGTCGTCTCTTGTAATAAGATAAGGTAAGGTAAGTTCAGAACATTCAACTGCCATGTCTAGAAACTGTGTTCTACCTGATGACAATTTATTGTATCTTTCCTTTGCCTTATACATTCATCCCACCTGTTGTAGTACCACCTGTTGGTGTATTGATATTTATTTTTAGAGCATCTGTACCAGTCTTCTTAGCTGTACCTCTTGGTGCAGTCTTTGCTGTTGTACCATACTCTACGCCTGCTACTTCATCAGGATCTACTAACTCTTTCTTGCTAGGTAGTCTTGATGCTTGCACTACGTCAGGCTGCCTTGGTTGTATAGGAGCCGGGGTAGGCATTGGTGTAGGGCTTGATCTAAATAGACACATTGTCTTCGTTTAAAATAGATTTTACATACTGTACCACTTCCCATTGTCCGGAGCGATACATGATGGAGGCTAAGTCCTCCTTGGGGTGGACAGGACGCCAAGCAAACTTGGCTTCTAAATCCTCTACCAGTTTCTCGAGTTTCTCTGAATGGAAACTAAGCGTACTGGGGTAGGTTTGTGTTTGCATGTTCAAAAAATGCGGGCATACGAGCTGCTCTGGTGTCAGAAAACTGTGGGGCTTTACCCTGATACATTAACTGATCGCTCGCATCTGCCCAAAATTTTTTCGACAAATATTTATCAGTGTTGTTTTCTGCTAGGGGTTGTAGTACCCATTGTATAGTTGCCTTCCGAAGCTTATCCAAAGAAGAGCTAGGAACAAGACCCAACTCAGCACATACGAGACTATTTGTCGCAACGTGTATCTGTTCATCTCTGGATATATCAGCTGATACTGTTCTGAGAGCAGCATCACCAAGAAAGCGAAACATAGGTAATAGAACAAAGAATATAGCTCGCTCTGCAACGAGTGCCTTTGTGATAGTGTGGTCAGGGTG